CTATTGTATATATTCAAAAAAACTTTGGTGTTTTTCAAATTTCTTTTATTAAATTTTTGGGTCTGTACATTATTCAATACTAACCCAAATTTTCTACATATTTTTTGTGTAGGAGTTTTCTCTCCATCTCTTCTCCATTCTTACTTTCCTTTGTTGCAATGATACCATCTGAGGAGTTACTATTGTAAACTTCCATAATACCCACATTAGTATCCATCTTACATGGGAAAGTAATTCCATCGGGTCCAAAACGATTCTTCATAATGTGAGCACGAGCAGTGTTGTTAAGTTTATCTTTACTCTTTCTACTCAAACTCATAATGAAATCTGCGTTCATTACCTTTGCATATGAATCTGAAATCTTATCTGCCTCGATAACCTCCGAATCAATTGCCGAACGATTGGTTTGTGATGCAGTCCAAACAGGAATTCCAAGTTCTCCACCCATACCTCGAAGTTCGATGTAAGTACCACCTTGTTCTTGATAGGTAGAATCTGATTTATTAGTATATGATAAAAGAAGGTCAGCATAATCGAGGATAACTACATCGGGTGCATTACCTGCTGCTGTCATCTTCTCAATATGTGCTTGAAGTTTCTTAACCGTAATTCCTTTTGGTGGGAAATACTTGATTTGTAGTTTACCTGGTAACTTACTAATCTTAGTAAAAACTTCTTCTTTTTTATCAATCAACTGATTTGATGGAATCTGAGTAAAGATTGTATCATAACGTTGTCCCACATAGTGTTCCGATAATTCGAGTGAGTAGTGAACTACCGTTTTCCCTTGTCTTACTGCGGCTGCACCGAGTGCACAAAGTACCCATGTTTTACCAACACCCGATGGTGCAACTACTACACCCAATTCACCTGGTCCTAATCCACCATCCATTACATCGTTAAGTGCATCCCAATCCGTAGGTACCGTATTACGATTAATAATTTCAGTTCTATCTACATAATCAAGAATGTAATCGTGTCCTAAATCGGAATCGATACCAATCTTCATCGCCTTATCAACTAAATCCTTAATACTATCATAATTCCCTGCTTTAAGTAAATCAACCGAATCTATGATTGCCTGTTTCAAATTTTGGTTAATACAAAAGTTAGAAAACTCCTGTTTGATGTAATCTAAATCTGAAGTTTCTAAGGTGTTGTATGCGGATTTAAGTTGTTCTACAATTCGTTTTTGAAATCCCGTATCATCTAACTCTGATACTTTAACCTTAAATACATCTACGGTTGGAATCCTTCTATACTCATTGTAGTAATCTACAATCTCAGATACAATCCATTTATTAACATCTGATTCGAAGAATTTTTGATGAATGATTTCATTCAAGTTGTCTAAAATTCTTACATCAGTTAGTAAAGAGGATATAACCTTTGTTTGAAAAGATTGTCCGTATTTTTCTAATGTATCTTGTCCTTGCATCTAAAGTAACCTAAATTTGAGTTCACAAATATACGAAATTTTTGTGAACAATCAAAACTATTTGTTAATAATATTGGTAAATGTTGAGTGAAGCCAATCATTTATATCTCTCCAGTTCTGAAGAATTTTGTATTTGGTACCCACTCGGATGAATTGTAATTTATCAAACTCAATATCTTCCCCACTAAACCTATCAAGAATTTGTAATTTCTTGTTGGTTGGGATGTGTAAATCTGAAAGTTCCATTATATTACGATTCATCAAGATTTGCTCTTTGTGTGCAAGAATATCATCATATAGTTTGACTTTACCCCTCTTATCCTCACACAGTTGAAAGAACTCATCAAAAGTAATGTATTTATCTTCTTCCAACTCAGGGAATCGTTTAAGGAGTGTTTTTATACCACAACCTTTAATACCAGGAATGTTATCAGATTTATCACCATCCATCGTTCGATATAAAAGCATGTTTTGTGGCCAGATACCAAACTCTTCCTTTACTGCTTCTCTATCGTAAGTTTTTTTCTTTGTAGGTGAAAATACTTTTACTCTATCTGAAACTAATTGGAGGAAATCTTTATCAGTAGATACAATTACAACTTCTTCATCTTCTTTCAAAACTTGAGTTGTTAAGTATCCAATCACATCATCTGCTTCGATACCATCGTAAATCATCGTTTGAACGGGAAGATAATCTAAAACATCATTTAACCAAATAAATTGCTGTTTCATTGATAAACGCTCCTCTTCTTCAGTCATCATACCTTGATACTGACGGTTTACTCGGAATCGATTCTTTGCACGATTTGCTTTATACCCTTCGTGAATCGTTTTCCTCTTCTTAGAACCGTCTTTACCATCAAAGGTAACTACTACCCTTGTTGGATTAAATTCACGAATCTGATACCCGATAGATTTGAGGGAACCAACCACCCCACCAGTATGGTCACCATCCTCATTCATAGTAGGATTAACTGTCCATGACCTGATGAAGGTGTTGAGTCCATCAATAATTAGAACTCTACTATTCCTTTCGCGAAGGTGGTTAGTTTCTCGTTCCTGTTCAACTTCGTTCAGAATGTTTTTGTAGAGGTCTTTCATCATGCAGTTGTTGTAGTAGTGTATCCGTTTCCACCAACCAAACCATTATCGTTTGATAGGTATTTATCAATCGTTTTCAATCTATCATCTGCATCTACCAACATTTGTAATGCCGATTCTGCATTTTCATAGAAATCACCAGTTGAATGGTCACCAATCCCTGCGGGATGTTTCTCCAACAACTCCAAAGTAAGGAGTGCTTTTGCTTTATCGGCTTCTGCCGATGTTCTTAACATATCTGCTAATTTACTCATAACTTATTTTTCTTCTGCTCCCTCAGTATCGAGTTCCATTGAATCGATATCTAAAGTGCTTGATTTGTATTGTAAAATTGTTTCTTCACAAATCTTTTTATAGATTTGCTCTCGCAATTCTTCATTTTCACCCATCAATGGAATGAAATCTTTTGACTGGAATTTGTGAACTTCACCTGTTTCGGTATCTACATATTCATACCATGCACCACCTTGTTTTACAAGTTTATTCTCCTTCATTACGGTTAACCATGAACCATAATTATCAATTCCTCTATCAAAATAAATTTCAAAATCTGCTGCCCTTAATGGTGGACCCATTCGATTTTTGATAACTTGACAACGAACTTTCATACCAACAACCTTATCTTGACCAGCAACTTTTTGCTTAATCTGTCCCATGTTCTTCAATCTCAATCTAACAGAGGCATGGAAAGCTAGTGCTTTACCACCTGAAGTTGTCCATGGGTCACCAAACATAACTCCCATCTTTTGACGAAGTTGGTTAGTAAATACCAACGCAATTTTCTGTCTACCAATCATGTTGGTAATCTTTCTCATTGCTTTGGAGATAATGATTGCTTTGTCGGTTGCATATCCATCTTTATCATAATCAGAAGAGAGTTCATTTTTAGTTGAAGCTGCTGCAACTGAATCTACAACGATGGTTACCATCTTATCTTTACTTGTGGTTCTTACCTTTTCAATAATAGTTTCTGCGAACTCAAAGATTTGTTCTACTGAATCTGCGGTTACATAAAGAAGTTTAGATACATCTACTCCAATTGCTTCTAAAAATTCTCTACTCACTGCGGTTTCAGTATCAATCATTACCGCAACACCACCTTGCTTTTGTGTTTCAGCAAGGAGGTGTGCAGATAATAATGATTTTCCTGATTGTTCTAAACCTGTTACTTCGGTAATTCTACCAACGGGTACCCCACCATATGGACGATTAGAAATTGCAACATCTAACATTGCTGCTCCTGTTGATATCCATCCATCTACATTTGTAGGTGCACTATCATCATCAAGGAAGAATGCAACTGTTTGGTCTTTGTTGAGTTTATTCAACTCACCTGCTAGTACCGATGCTAAATCGTTACTATCATCTTGTTTCTTTTTCGCCATAAGTGTAACTTATTAAGTATTATCCGTTGAATAAATCATCAAAAGCAGATGCAACGTCATCTAACTTTTTTCTATCTTCTACTGCAGGTTCAGCTGGTGTACTTACCGGAGCTGGTGTACTTGTAGAAGTTGGTGTACTTAGAGTTTGTTCTGATACACTTTCTTCACTTTCTTCTGCAGTTGGATTTAACCATCCCTCTAATACATTCTTCAATTCATCGTAAGATAACTCTGAATAGATATCAGTAATATTGGTTTGACTCTCCATGAAGTTAGTTTGTACTGAACTATCTTCAGATAAAGGTGTTTGATTAGGTTTGATACGAATCGTAGTTACAGGGTAAGAAGTTCCTGCATCTTCCGCTGATACATATTCAATAGTAATATCTCTACCACTTGTTGGGTCAGTAATATCACCATAATCAGGGTCTGCGATGTATCCTAAGAGTTCTTGGTAAACAGTTTTACCGAATCCCCAAAAACGAACACCTTCGTTTTCTTCACCACGAACGATGACAGGAACGAATGTTCTCAATTTTGGTTCCATTTTCTTTGCTGCTTTCCAATCTTCTTTATCACCCATTCTCTTCAACTTATCAGCAAACTCAACGATTGGGTCTGGTCTTCCAAATGAACTTGGAGACAAGTACGTTTTGTTGTTGATGTTGTAGTGAAAGAATAACTCGATGAAAGGATTTTCAGGAGAAAATTTGTAAGGAACGATTCTTACTTGATGTTTACCTGGAGTAGGTTTCCACAAATTGTCTTTGCGGCTAGTGTTGTTTTGTAGTTTGTTCAGTCTACCTCTGATTGCATTTAAATCAAGTGCCATAATTTTTAAATTTTAAAAGTTTAATTGTTTTATTGGTTTTATTTAAGTGTCTTTCCTACACCATATATAAATATCAAAAAACCTTATTTTTAGTGGACTTTTGAGATTTATTTGATACAAATATACGAAAAGTTTTCCACAATTCCAAACTCTTTTTTACTTTTTTTTCGGAGGCTGGAAATCTTCCAAAATTTCCCATTCCATCGTAATCTAAATTGTCTGAAATCATCTCTTTCATATTTTGTTAGCACAAATATACGAAAAATATTTTACATAAACAAATAAAGGGGAGAATTTCTTCCCCCCTTTGTTTATTCTAAGATTAGTGTGTGGCGATGATACCCATTATCGTTATAAATGATTTCACAATAATGTCCCATATGCTTTAAAACATATTCTACATCATTTAAGATATCGGATTCTCTCTGAATATCATTTTGTAAAGTATGAGTAACATCATCATACTCAATAATTTCAAGTGTATCTTGAACTTGAAATACTCGATGAGATGGTTCTCCTGCCAGTGCTTTATTTACTACTCTACAATAAACTTTCATAACTTACCACATTTGTATAGTTTCAAAAAACGCCACTTGTAGTTTACACCACAATACTCTTAACTTCTCTTTCATCTTATAGTGATACTAACATATCCAATAGTTCTTGTTGTGGGAACATATCGAACTTATCTTTACGAGTGTTAGTGTGAGTCCATACACCTTTCACTCTACCATAGTAAGCATCTTCGTTAAATTCAAATGCATCAGCACCATGTTGTTTAACCAATGCAGGTAAACCAGCTGAGATATCGATGTTATCTCTTTCAGCGATAAACTTCAACCAAAGTTCTAATGCTTTGATTTGTTTATCTGAGTATCTATGCCAAGTAGAGTGTCCTCTAAATGGTTTTGCCAAAGTTACGATTTGTGAATCATCAACAGTTGTACCAGCATAAGTTTTACCATCTTTCACATATCCAAAGTTACACACCTCCATACCAATAGAGTTTACGTGCATCTTTTGTGAACCATTCTTACCTAAGTGATATCCCCAGTTTCCAGCAGGGAATGCTTGAACTACTTCACCATCGAACTTATCATCATTTCCTTTTACTGATGGTCCACCCATTACGAATTCAGTTGCGATTGCACCATTCTTATCAGCATCCCATTGTTTAATACAATTGTATGGGTTGTGCCATCCAGCAGTATGGTGGATAAATACCCACTCTGCGTTGATAGGACCTTTTTTGTATTCATCTTCTGGCATGAAGTATTCAATGATTTCCAACCCATTTGATGTTGTGTAAGGTTTCTTAGTATAAAGTCCTTTAGCATCTTCAGGGTTTGCACCACCAGCACCATTATCGGTATCCAATAGTTCCATCTTTGCTAATGTTCCTCTACCAACTAAACCATCCGCATCTAAACCATTTGCGGCTTGCCATTTCTTTACTGCTTCAGCAGTACCTGCACCAAAGATTCCGTCAGCTGCAACACCAACGACTTCTTGTACATCCTTTACGAGTTCTCCTCTTGAACCAATTTTTAGTAGCATATTTTCTTATTCTTAATTTTGATTAAATTCTATAACTTCGAAGATACGAGTCTGAATTCTTTTCGTACCTTCCGTATTAGTAAGTATAATCGAGTTTCTGAATTTCTGCCAATCAACTATAAAGGATTTATCGAGAATGCCACCATTCTCTTCTTTCACAAGTTGATTTAATGCGTTGATTGTATATAGGGTATTTGATTCTTTTTTACGGTGAATCAGTATAGTATCCTCTAACGGTTGTTGGGGCTTATAATCCGTATTGATGTTATAAGTTACGAACAACTCGTCCAAGTTTGATTTATCTTGAAGTACATAGATGTAGTTATACACTATGACATAAACTTCACGAATATCTTGAAGAGTTTGCTGTAACCTATCCTTTG